CTTTCAGAAGACGCAAGCACATCAGATCTTGTCGCCAACAGCATAACTGTTAACTTTATGAGTAATCTAGGCAGGATTGCGAGATTGTTTGCATTTGGCAAAATATTTGATGGCCGTAAGGCAATGGGGCAAATTGAAGACGCCTACAGAATGTCAAAAGGAATGCCACCTCAAGATCGTGGAAATTTAATGGGTACTATCGTAAGCGGGTTGTTCCGCCCCGTTCCGCAAGCCTCTGCTCAGTTAATGCAGGAAGGCGCAAAAAATGCAGCAAGAGAGGTTGAGGCCTTTAGTCAAACATACGGCGTCAATGATAAGTTATCACAAATAAAAGTTACGCCCCCATTACCCGCATCTGGAATTGGACAGGTTGATGTATCGCAACCGTTGTCTCCAAACATTTCTCCAGTAGCCCAAGATTTGCGGCAGAGAGCAACACAAGACCCCGGAGTCGCTCAAGCTTTAGGAATACAAGGGCCAACAGCAGGACTGTTAGGAAGATCATGAATAAAGATCAGTTAAGAGAAGAACTCGCAGAGGACGAGGGCTGTAAGTATTTGATTTATTTAGATCATTTGCATCTCCCTACGTTTGGAATTGGTCATTTAATTAAAGAGCATGACCCAGAGTATGGTCAGCCCGTTGGCACTGAGGTATCAGAAGACAGGGTTCGCAAGGCGTTTAATTTAGACATTGCCGTCACCATTGAGGACTGTCACCGCCTGTGCAGCAATGTCGGGGTAGACTTTAACGAGCTTGACCTGAAGTACCCAGACGCCGCTCTAGCGTTGTGCAACATGACATTCAATCTCGGCTATCCGCGCTTTAGCAAATTTAAACGTATGTGGGCAGCAGTAGCAGAAGCTATGGAAGACCCTAAAGAATGGATGACTGTGGCCGCAGAGGCAGAAGACAGCCGCTGGTTTGATCAGGTACCCAATCGGGCTAAAAGGCTTACAGCGCGTTTCCGGGCGCTTGCTGATGACTAAAAGCCCATGTGTCGGGATATGTGTTCTAGACAAAGAGCGCGTAAGATGTATTGGCTGCGGTCGAACCATCGAGGAGATTATTAACTGTGGGAAAAAATCAAACGACTGAACAGCCGCCCCAAAAATATTATAAACATTGCCCCCGTTGCGGCAATAAATTACGAACAATTGTTGTACATGGACATGAACAATGTTTAGAATGTGATCAAGTAATTTATGATTGTTGCCAAGGGGAGCAGTGCAATCCTTAATTCACTTTCAAACGTAGATAATGGCGCAATAGGAGAGTACATATGCGCTCTCCGGTTGCTAAAGATGGGCGTTCAGTGCCGCATTGTTAACATGGGTACGTCTGACATAATTGCAGAGCTTGATGGAAGGGTCTACCGCATTCAAGTTAAATCAAGCCAGCTTAAAGCAAGACATGAGCCTAACAGAAACAATGGATATCAATTTATAACATCAAAAGGCGGCAAAAAAACACGGCTCACAGAAGCTGATTGTGACATCGTTGCTATGGTTGCCCTTGACATAGAAAACATTTGGTTTTCGCCTATACAAAAGGTTGCAAAGCAAGTGTCAAAAAGAATCCACCCCAGCAAGTTTTGCGAGAACACAATCGAATTAACGTGGAAAGACACTATTTCTTATCTGGAAAGTCTGTAGCGTTTCCTATTTTTAGCTTACACACCTCACAGACAGCAGGCTCCTTGTCATAGTCTACTGCTGTACGACAGCGAGGGCATTGCCCCGTGTCTATAAGCTTTTGTATAGGCCCCTTTTCCTTCATGCTGCTGACCCAATGCCGGACCTCACTTCATCTGCGTACCGGTCTTGATATGCGTCATAGACAAGCTTTGCAATTTGCTGGCTAACCTTTCGGTGTTCATCAGTAGAAAGCTTAACGAGTTTTTTGTGTGTGTTAATGTCTACAGCAACTGACTTGTATTGCTTTGGATCGGCCATTATAATGCTCCCATAAGTTAACAACAGTGGGCATATATTAGCATGTTTAAGGGTTATCGCAAGTATAATAAATATGGCGCAAAGAAGACACAGTTTATGGGGTTCACATTCGACTCCAGATGGGAGGCGGAGCGTTGGGGGCAGTTAACCGCTATGGAACGCGCCGGGGCTATACGAGATTTAGAGAGACAAATAAAGTATGACATAGTTGTAAACGGTGAAAAGATTTGTAGGTATATTGCAGACTTCAAATACAAAGAAGTTGAGGAAGACGGCTCCACAAAAGAAATTGTTGAAGATGCAAAGGGTGTGGAAACCGCTGATTTTAAACTAAAAAAGAAGCTAATGAAAGCCGTACACGGTATTGAGATAAAATTATCTAAGAAAAATAGTTGACAATCCTTTTGAGGTTTCCTAAATATAAATCGTGGAAGCAATTAAACGAAAGGAGGGCAACATGCTTAACGCTCCAGCCCCATTTATTCCTAACGATCTTACGCCGGTCTATGAGCGGCGCAATGACGTTATGCAAAAGATTAGTGACCTTCAAAAAGAACTAAAGGTCATTAACAATTCTCTCATCCAACAATTTGAAGATCAGGCTCGTCAGTACCTTGCTGATAAGGGCAAAGACTTTGGGCAAGCAACGCTCAAGTCTGATGGCTTTAAGATCACTATCGACTTTCGTAAGAAGGTTGAGTGGGATCAGGGTCGGTTGATTTCTGCTCTTGATGCGATGGATGAAGATACGGCGAAGCACTATGCTTCTTTAAAGGTCTCTGTTGCAGAGGCCAAATTCCAACAAGCCCCACCAGAAATCAAAGCGGCTCTATCAGAGTGTCGCACTGTTCTTCTGCAAGGCACATCCGTAAATATTGAGGTTGATAATGCTTAAAATTATTTCAGCAGAAGAGCGGCTTGCCGAAAAGCGCGGTCACAAGATTGTGATCGCGGGTAAGTCAGGGGTGGGCAAGACCAGTCTTGTCCGCACCCTAAACACTGACACAACACTCTTTATGGACTTAGAAGCAGGTGATGCTGCTATCGAAGGTGTAAAGGTTGATGTGTTACGTCCAAAGACATGGCAGGACTGCCGTGACTTTGCTTGCTTCTTGGGCGGTCCCAACGAAGCGCTAAACGATGATGCGCCGTACAGTAAGGCACACTATCAATATGTGTGTTCTATCTACGGCGATCCAGATCAGACGCTGGCTAAGTACGATACGATCTTTGTTGATAGTATCACAGTAGCTGGCCGTCTTTGCTTTAGTCATTGCCAAAATCAGCCAGAGTCTCGCTCTGAGCGTTCTGGAAAGCTGGACACTCGTGCAGTCTACGGAATGCAGGGGCGTGAGATGATGGCTTGGCTAACGCACCTACAACATATCCGTGATAAGAACGTGATCTTTGTCGGCATCCTTGACGAGAGAACTGATGATTATGGACGTAATGAATACTCCCTTCAGATTGAGGGCAGTAAGACTGGGCGCGAATTGCCTGGCATCGTTGATGAGGTTTTGACGATGACAACATTGACAAGCGATGAAGGCAATCAGTTCCGTGCCTTTGTTTGTCAGACTCTAAACAAGTGGAACTATCCAGCTAAAGACCGCAGTGGTCGGTTGGATTTAATTGAAGAGCCACACTTGGGCAAGCTTCTTGAAAAGATGTCTGGTGGGGTAGCGCAGGTTGACAGGCCAATGGCGTTTGTCAATCCAAATGAAGTGGTTATTGCAGAAGGAGAAGAAAGCAATGCTTAACCTAAACAACGTACCTGCTCAAGAGTATGATAACACATCCTTTGAGTTAATTCCTGATGGCACAGTCGCTCGTGGCTTTGTTAAACTATCTGGTGGCGACATTGATCTGCCAGAGTTTGGCGCGGGTAACTTCTTTAAGTCGTCACAGTCAACAAGCGCCAAGTGGTTGCCGATTGAAGTAACCATTGCTGGTGGTGATTTTGATAAGCGTAAGGTGTGGCACAACATCTTTGTCGATGGCAACAAGCTTTCAGAGCGTGGCATTCCAGTTGCCAAAGAGATTGGTTTGCGCACTCTAAAGAGTATGATTGACAGTGCGTTTAATCTGTCAGCCAAGGATGAGTCACCGCAAGCACAAGCTGCTCGTAGCCTTAACGGTGTTGGTGATCTGAATGGTCTTAGCATCTGCTTTGTAATCGGTATCGAAAAAGGTACCAATGGTTACGAAGACAAGAACAAGATCAAAGCTGTTCTTACCGCTGATGCCAAGGGCTTTATTGCCGCTGGTACCGCACCTGTACAGGCTCCTGTTGCACAAGCACCTGCTTATGCTCCGCCGGTACAACAAGCCGCTGCACCACAACAACAAGGTGGTGTTACGCCATCTTGGGCGCAATAGGAGGTCACGATGTTGGGAAGCATTTTTAGAGCCATCTTTGGCATTCAAGAAACAGCACCACAAGCAGTCGAGTCAAACTATCCTCGTTACTGCGAGAAGCTGAAAACAATTCTTGAAAGTGGAAGGCCTTACACAATCTCCGAACTGCAAGTTAAGTTGGGTAAGCGTAAGGGTACTGTCTATCATGAGATGAGCGAACTGCGCAGTGGCGGTTTGGTGATCAGAAAGCAGTACGACAAATCAATCTCTGCAAACAAATATCGGATCGCAGAATGATCTTGCGGGGATACCAAGAGGCGGCTATCAATGCCGCCTCTGACGCTTTAGATAAGCACGGCAATACACTTGTCGTGGCTCCTACAGGTGCCGGAAAGACAATCATGCTTTCCGCGCTTGTGGGTAAGCGTTATAACAAAAATAATAACATTCTTATTTTGCAGCATCGTGATGAGCTGGTTTCACAAAACTCCACAAAGTTTCACAAAGTAAATTCTTCCCTGACTAGCAGTATGTACAATGCTACAGAAAAAGACTGGTCAGGCGATGCTACATTCGCAATGGTTCAGACGCTCTCCCGCGAAAACAATCTGGCGACTATGCCAAAGATTGACATGATCGTGGTTGATGAGGCGCACCACACTGTAGCCGACACATATCAACGTATCATTAACGCCGCAAAGGAGGCCAATGAGGGCGTTCAAGTGGTTGGCTTTACGGCTACACCTAACCGTGGCGACAAGAAGGGTCTGCGCGGCATATTCAGCAATTGCAGTCACCAAATCGAAATCTCTACGCTGATCAATGAAGGGTTTCTGGTAAGGCCAAAAACATATGTCATTGACGTTGGTGTGCAAGATGAGTTGCGCAATGTCCGCAAGACCATTGCCGACTTTGATATGGATCAAGTCGAAAAGATTATGAACCGCCGCGCCATCAACCAGAAGGTTGTTGATGAGTGGATGGACAAGGCGCATGACAGAAAGACAATCGTGTTCTGTTCTACAATCAAACACGCACAAGATTTGTGTGAAGAGTTTGCTGATGCTGGCGTTGTCGCTGCAACAGTCACTGGCGACACACCAAAAGATGAGCGAGAAGAAATTCTAAATGATCTGGCTCATGGTGATATGCAGGTCGTGGTTAATGTTGCAGTGCTTACCGAAGGCTTTGATGCGCCGCCTGTATCTTGCGTTATCCTGACACGCCCCTGCTCATATAAAGCCACAATGGTACAAATGATTGGGCGGGGCTTGCGCACAGTTGATGTTGATGAGTTTCCAGATGTGGTCAAAACAAACTGCATCGTTATGGACTTTGGCACATCAGTTCTAACGCACGGCTCTCTTGATGACGCTGTTGATCTTGATGGCAGCGCAGGTAAGTCTGGCGGTGATGCACCAATTAAAGTCTGCCCAGAGTGCGACTCAGAGGTTCCGCTTAGTGTTCGTGAATGCCCTATCTGTGGGCATGAGTTTGAAGGGCAGAACACAGAAGCTCTTGAGCATTTTGAATTAACAGAGGTCGATCTAATGGAACGCTCGCCGTTTCGCTGGATTGATTTGTTTGGAACAGGTTCGTGTTGGGCAGCAACAGGGTTTAACGGCTTTGCTATTGTAGCCGATTTAGGCCACATTTCTGCCGCAGTTGTTAAAAGAAATCAAGGCAGGGTAAGGCTGGTTAGTGTTGGCACGTTACGCCAGGCTATGGCGGCGGCTGACGATTTCTTGCGAACCAATGAGGATGGAGATAGTGCAAAGAAAACAAAGCGCTGGCTCAATGATAGAGTTAGCGAAAAACAAAGAGATAAGTTAAATCGTCACGGTGTTCATGTGGGGGCATTCGACTTCTCGTGGACTAAGTACAAGGCAGCGTGTATGCTGAATTATGTCTGGAACAAGCAGTTTATTGACGGAACAATCCAAAACATAATTCAGAAAGAAAGAGCATGAACCGTGGAAATCTTCAGGTTACATTGAATTTAGCTGATGATAGTGAGATAGAAATATCTTGTTTCATCCAAGTGAAAGATCCTAATGATGGTGAGGAGGTTCATGATAAGGTCATGGACGCGATCAGTGATTATATAGAGCAATACGATAATATTCTTGTGGATGGCGATGCCGAAATATATTTTGGCGACTCCATCATGTATATGATTGCGTTTGGTCGCATGGAAGGAGAAGACGAAACATGGGGAATAGCAACAGCGGAGGGAACAATAACTCTCCACTAAAAACAATCGGGAAATTGTTCGCAAACATCGGGTGGGAAAAACGCCTTTGCGATCTCAATGAAGATGAAATCGTGGCTATCGCCGTGGTTTTTCAAGCCATAGAAGGGTTAGAAGATGTCTATACTCAGCAATACCTTACGGAAGTTTACATCAGATATGGAGGCGGCAGATTCTGCATTGAAACAGCAGAGGACATCCCATTCTGATGTTGCCGACTACATCATAAAAGAGTTAGATCGGGGGATTAAAGAAAA